ACAGTTACATTTATAGTGCTATCATCTGTATACTGTTGCGTATTAATATTACTATTAATAGCTTCTACTTGAGATAATTGATTAAGTTCCGTTATTGGATTTACTAAAGGAACTGATACTTCTTGAATTGCAGTATTTACAGCTTTTATAGCATTACTTGCAGATGACATTATGCCATCAAAAAAGCTTGTTAAATAACTTTGGAATCCTGCATTTTCTGATTCTATACCTTCCTTTAATCCAGTAACTATTCCTGCACCTACTTTTACAGATGTTTCTTTTGTAGTTGCTCCTAATTCCTTAAGTGATGCATTATAATCTTTTTCTAATTGATTTAATTCTTGATCTGCAGTCTTAACTAAGCTTTGTATTTCTTCAGCACACTCAGTTCTAAATTGAGCATATTCAACTAATGCTCTATTGTTCGCTAACTGATTTTTACCTTCCCATAATTGCACATACTTAGTTAATTCTTCATCTGTCATAGCAACCAATGTTTGAATATCAGCTAATGCACTAACACCCATGCTCTGCAATTCTTCAAGAAGTCCTGTATTCATTCCTTCTCTACTACCTAATGTTCTTAAAGCAGTATCCCAGTCATATAATGCTTGTACTTGTCCTTCTAGATTAGTTAGTAAATCTGCTGCACTCTTTTCTGTTGTTGATGAAAATGCATCAAATAATGACATTGACTGAGTAATTGAATTAGCTCTTGATTTAATTGCATCATCATACTTATCTGTAACTGCTTGTATGTCTTTTATAAGATTCTCTTTAACAGAACTTACCTTAGATGCATAATCATCTTCAGCTTTCTTAATCTGCTCATTCAAATTATCTCTAACCGTTTTGTATTCAAGTAATGCATCCTTATAACCTTGCGTACCTTTTTTCATTGACTGCACAATTTTATTCCAATATGCTACTTCTGCAGTTAATGACATATCATTATACTTCTTATATGTATCAAGTCTTGTTTTAGCCGAATCATAAATAATTTGAGCATACTCTGCTGCTGTAAGTTTAGCCTTAGCATATTTGTTTCTAATACCTTTTATTCCACCTTCAGCAAATTCCTCACCAATTTCTTTTTCTGACCTTTTAGATGGCGAATGTATATCTAAAGCTTCCTTTGCACTATCAACTATTCCACCAAAAAATCCTTTTATATTTTTTGTAAACTGTACTTTTGCATTTTTTATTCCATTCCATACACCATCAATTATGTTTTTTCCAATTGTTTTCATTTGTGTTGGAATACTCTTTGCTCCGTTTACAACACCATTTTTTAATTGAGTAGCTGCATTCTTTCCGGAAGATAATAATTGCGTGCCAAACTTTTTAACATTGGTTATACCACCCTGAATAGCCGACCATATTTTCCCTGGTAATTCTTTTAGTGAATTATACGCATTGTTTACAAAATCTCTAAATTTACCATTATTATTATAAAAATATGTAAATAATCCAGCGAATGGATTTATCAAAAACAATAATATAGAAGCCCAATTATTCTTAACAAAATTTATAACTGTGTTAAGAACCTGATTTACCTTCGTTCTAAATCCTGTACAATTATCATAGGCTAAATTAAATCCACCAGCTATTGGATTTACTAATAATAATAACAATGAAGCCCAATTATTCTTAACAAAACCTATAACTGTATTTAAAATCTGATTTACCTTCGTTCTAAATTCTGTGCAATTATCATAAGCTAGCTTAAATCCACCAAGTATTGGATTTGCTAAAAACAATAAAACACCTTGCCAATTTCCTTTTACAAAATCAATAAAACTAGATAATCCACCTTTTATATTTTCCCAGGCATTTATAAAGAAATTTCTAAATCCTTCGTTTTTCTGCCAAAGTAAAGTTATTGCTGCAACCACAATACCTATTCCTGCTGCTATCCATGCTAAAGGACATGCCATAAATGCTACATTAAATAATGACTGTGCTACCGTAGCACCTTGATTAACTAGTTGATGCATTAACACTGCTGTTCTCAATGCATTAAATGCTTGAACAACTGTTGTTATTAGTCCCGCAACCTTAAATACTGCAAATCCTACTCCTATTCCTAACAAAACAGATTTAATAATTTCACCATTTTCAGATATCCATTTAAATCCATCAATTACCATTGGCAAAGCTGCATTTGCAAAATCTGTCACACCTGTAACTAATGTTGCAAAATTCTTAGCAATACCATCAAACACACCATCTAATGCACCATTTTTTATACTTGTAGTCATATCAGATACATTTTTTGTAACTGAATCAATTGCATCTCCAATTGGCTGTTTAAATTTATCATAAATAGCAATTCCAAGTCCTTCTAGACCTGACTGAAATATAGTAATTTTCCCTTTTACATTATTATTTAATGTTGCGGCCATATTCTCAGCTGCACCTGTTGAATCATCTATATATCCACTTAATTCATCAAATCTTTTTCCAGAATTAGCTAATAAGGCATTTGCACTCTTTAAATCAACCTTATTAAAAATAGTATTTAATACTTGTGTCTTTTCACCATCTGTCATTTTAGATAATTTCCCATCTAAATCTTGGAAAATTTCATTCATAGGTCTAAGTTTACCTGAAGCATCATATACATCTAAACCTAATTGCTTAATCGCTTTAGCAGACTTATCTGTTGGTGCTGTTAATGCTAATATAATATTTCTAAGTGCTGTTCCACCTTCAGAACCTTTTATACCATTATCTGCTAATATACCTAGTGCAGTATTCATCTCTGTTACTCCACCATTTAACACCTTAGCAGTTCCACCAACAGTTAATATAGCCTCACCTAATTGACTAACATTTGTATTGGACTTTTGAGAAGTTTTAGCCATTTTGTCTACAAAACTTTCTGTAGTTCCTGCTACATCTCCAAGTGCCGACATAGAATCAGTTACCATATCAGATGCCGAAGCTAAATCCATACCACCTGCTGCAGCAAGATTTAATACTGTAGGAAGTGTTTCAACCGATTTATCTACATCATAACCAGCAAGTGCAAGATAATTTAATGCTTCTGCTGCTTCAGATGCACTAAACTGTGTTTCTTCTCCACACTTCTTAGCTGCATCCTCTAATTTCCTAAAACTCTCATCACCATTCTGTATCTGTTCAACAGTAAATCCCATAGTTGCTGCAACTTGTGACATTGATGATTCAAAATCCATACCTACATGCAAAGCAGCCTTTGACACATCAATAATAGCATCCTTAATTTTCCTAAGTCCTGCTACTATCAGGTCTGCAGCTACACTACTTTTTAGCAAATCTCCAAAAGTAACAGCTTTTTGCCCTGACTCTTGCATTTCTTTACCTGTATCATCAAGTCCTGCTTCTACTTTTTTCAATGAAATATTTGCATCATCTAGTTCCTGTTCATACTGAATTAATCCTGCCTTACTTTCATTTAATTTAGTTGTAGATTTATCAATGGCTAAAGATTGACTAGTTATAGCTTGTTCATTCTTTTTCAATGCCTCTTGCTTTTTCTCTAGTTCCTCTTTAGCCAATTTAGTTGCTTCATTATTCTCTCCCAGTTCACTCTTATTCTTCTCATAAGCAGTAGATAGTTTTTCTACCTCTTCTTTAAGTTGAGCATTTTTTTCTGTTAATTTATCCATTCTCTCTTGTTGAGTAGTTAAGTGCTTTTCTTGGGATTCTATGGACTGTTTTTGTAACTTTATTTTTTCAGTTAACTCAACTATTTTTGCTTTATAAACTCCTGCTGAATCGCCTGCCAATTTTGCTTGTGTTGCGCTTAATTTATATTCACTGCTAACACGTTTCATTGACTCAACCATAGCTCTCATCTGTTGTTGGAAGCTAGATGTTTGAGCAGTGACTCTCATACTTGGGCTTGCCATTCAAATCATTCCTTTAAGCTTTTCTCCAACTCGATCGAAAAATGAATATAATCCAACAAGTCTACTGCATCCGAATCTAAACACTCCTTATAAGAATTACCTATATTCTTAATTGCAATATAAATAATATTATCTAGATTCTTAGCATAGTTATCCCAATAACTTACCTCTTCATCTTCTATATATCCATTTTCCATGTCATATTCATCAAAAGCACTCTTCTCAACTTCTACACCTTGTGTACCACCTAATAAATTACTTATTTTACGCATTTTACTATTCAAATGTGCATCAATAATATTTACTATTTCTTTGTATACAAAATATATTTCATGCACCTCTAGTACATCTAGATCTAAATCTTGAACAAATATCTTTATCATAATTGAATACAACATTAATAAATCGATTTCATCTTCCGTCACATCAATTTTTTGCATTATGTGAATATATTTTTTATATTGATATACGTTTATCTTGCCTATATTTATTAATTTCCCATTAATCTTCAGACCTAGTTCAAAGAATCCATTAATATCGAATTTTTTTTTGCTACATCAGTCTGTAAATTAACTTTATTCATTACTTCAGCATTTATTAATGAGAAATGGAACATTATCTCTGGAACATCCAAATCATCATTAATATCATCAACTGTAAATGCATTATCATAAACAAATACAATAACTTCTACCATATCATCCAAATCTTCTTCTGTAAAAATCATTTTATCTGGATCATCTTTCGTTATCTTCTGATATGTATCTCTAAACTTTGCATATTTCGTTCTACTTATTTTTTCACAAGTATATTCTTGTCCTTTTACTGTTATCTTCATTACCTAATCTCCTATTCTTTAAAGGGGACATACTCGTCCCCTTATACTCATCTACTAAGATGTTGCTTCGTTTCCTGCTTCTGGATTTGTAATCTCTTCAGGATACTCTTGCACTTCTCCAAACCAATTATCAATTGCTGCTTTTGCATCTGTATAATCTTCTAATAATTGGCTCTCATCAACTGTAATAGCATATAATCTCTTCTTCTCACCATTTACAATGTCCTCTTTGTTACGTTGATACATAGTAAATGTGATTTTTTCTGACTGTGGTGTTTTCTTATCCTTAATTGTTTCATAGCTCTTTTCTGGTCTAGAAGCAGTTCCACAGTAATACCAGTTAAACTCATATTTACCGTTAGCTTGTTTTGCTCTAAAACCTACAGCTATCTCTTTAGCCTTATCATCACCTGATTTTAATAAATATCCTTTATTATAAAGACAGTCAAATAATAAAGCCTGGTCTCCTGGAGCTAACCTATTAACCTCTACTTCAATTTCAACTTTTTCAAAACTATCTACAGTATCTTCTACTGCATCATCTGAATAGATATCCTCTTTAGAAAAATTTTCTTTTACTGTAGCTGTAACTGCTCTTGCTAATCTTACAGGAACATCTGCAGCATAATTATTACTATCATTTGTAGTAACTAATGCTATTGCTAAATCCTTTAAACCAACAATACGTTTTCTTGTAAGTGTTTGCTCATTCTCTTTTAATTGATTCATGATAAATACCTCTCAAAATTATTCTTCAACTTCAAACCTAACTCTTAATGCTATATGATACAATTTATTCTCTGCCTCATAATCATTGTTACCTGTTATGTATTCAAAGTTTGCTTTCTTTAGTAATGCTTTAACTTTCTTTCTAAGCTTTTCACAAGATTCCTTACTCCATATATCAACCTGCAGATAATATTCTGTATCTTCATTACTATCATCTGCAAAATTAATATCTGCATCATTTAAATATATGAATGTAATATGAGTTTCATTTAGATCTGCATCATACCAACCTTCAAAAGCTTTATAGTCAGTTATAGATAATATATTCCCAATATATTTTGTTAAATTAAAATCATCTTCTGCTTCACACTCTTTAATAATCTCTTCAACTTTAACAATTTCATCCGAAGTTAATTTTACTTTACTCATCCTAATACCTCACTCAAAGCTTTCTCATATTCTCTACTCATAATAGCTTGCATCTCATCTTGTGAATTCTTTGTTGCATCTCTTATAAAATGCTTTGCTGTTTGATGTGGTGGTTCTGTAGATGTTCCAAACTCTTGAAATTTCATATAGAAATGCTCTGACCTATCACTTCTATCCCATCCGACAACACCAGATATTCCATAATCTTTACTTTTAGTTACCTTTTTAGGAACATTATCTCCAGCGTGTCCACTTGGTCTAGCTCCTTTTCGTCCTGACTTTGAATTGTCAGATGAATAAGCTCTGCTTTTTATCAAGCTAACGGTCTCAGCATGTCCTATTTCAACAGCTTGTTTTATAACTTTTCTATTAATCTTTTCAAGACTTGCATCATCTACAAATTTCTCTAATTCCTTATATGTATTTTCAAATGTACTAAAATCCATTTTTATGAATTCCAACTAAACCACCTCTTTAGCTTTAATTGTCACTCTCTTATTTATTTTTATTCCATAGTCAACATGAATAATATTAAAATACCTGTCTTCCCAAACTATTCGATAATTCTTGGTATTGAGATTTTTTATCTTCTTACAATACCTAGTCTCAAAATTAAGAACATTCTCCAATTTTGCAGATAAAGCTTGATAAAGTTCCTTGCCGTATAATGACTTAACATCAACCCATGGTCTATAGTATTCTTGCCATTCTTCCTTTCTTACTCCATCAACTATTACATCTGCTTTCTTCTCTATCACTATATACATACTAATCACCTATGTTAGATAGCACATCTAATATACTAGATGTTATCCTATCATTCTTAAGTTCTTTTTCTGTTACACTACCTCGATTATCATACATATCATTAAGTAACTTTTTCATGAGAAGGTCAGCTAAATTCTGACCTTTCTCATAATCTTTATCACTACTGTAATTCTCACGTTCTTTATAGGCGGTTCCAACAAGTCTATCAATTAAAGCTTCTGCAGATACGATTAAGTTTTCTATTAACTCATCATCATCATCAAACTCAATATGTAAATGTTTCTTTACATCTTTTAATTCAATTGACATACGCTATCACACCTTATGCTTTAGGAATTAATACCTTCTTAACGTATCTATCATCTAATTTCTCAACATCAAATCTTTCTTGTACCTTCAATGCTGTTTCATCAGATTCAAAGAATACTGATTTATCTGTAGATACTGTATATCCTTTTCTCTCAAAGAACTTAGCCAATGCATATAAGTTAACTACATAGAATACATAATGTCCTTCTGGTGATACTACCTCTTCATTTGAAAGAGTTTCCAATACTTTCTTCTCATAGTAATCTACTCCATTAACATTCTTAACTAACTCAAGATTTCTACCTTGTTTATCTTCTTGAGACATAAGATATACATATCCTTCTAAGTTAGTTATTGTAATTGTCTTTGCTCTTAATGCTGGTAATGTTCCATCAATTGCAGCCTTAATGTCTTTATGGCTTGTACCTGGTACTTCTGTAGCATTTTCAGTTACTATAGTCATTATTTCTTCATTTTCAGTATTAACTGATGCTTCTGCAAAATCTGGTTTAATTACTTCATTAATTATGTCTATTGCTTCATCTTCTTGTAGATCATTTGCAATAGGAACTAATGAACCATAGTTTTCAATATCATATGGAACATCTTCTGTATTAGCTACTTCTCCAGTTAACTTAGTACCTGATTTATACTTAGTTAACTTCTTTCCACCTATTCTAGCAAATGGCATTTTACCATGGTTAGAACGAGCCTTAACAACATGACAATGCTTTTTAAGTGAAGGGAAACCTTCTCTTAATATTTGCATTTCATTAACAAACTCTTCTGGAAGAACAGCTGCATTGTTATCAATACTAACTGCTGCTCTTTCTTCATCTGTTAAAGATTCTTTTCCTTTAAGAGCAAATTTAACTGCTGCTCTCATTTCATTTACAACATCTGCTCTACTTCTGCCTTCCTTTTGACCTTCTAAACTTCCTTTGTCAAACTCTGCTTCAGCTTCAGCAACAGCTAATAATTGAGTAAGCTTTCTTTTCTCGTTTAAAGCTTCTTCAGCTTTATCAGCATCTCTGTTTTCAATATACTTGTTTATCTCTTGTGTTTTTTCGCTAATTAGACTTCTTAATTCTTGTACTGTCATCTCTAAGCACTCCTATTCTCTAGTTGAATATCTATCAACCTAGACTCTTCTTTTATTTTTTGTATTCTTAATTCATCTTTAGTTGATTCTATATAATCCTTGTAACTTCTACAGCTTATATCTGAAGAACCATAAGCTGGAAAAGTACATGGACTAACTTCATATAAATCAGCCTTTATAATACTTCTCTTGTATATAGACTTTCCTTCATATTCCACTTTGCTCCATTTGTCTTCTTTCGCTCTGAATCCGAAAGAGCTTCCATCTACATCGCCTCTACTAACACTTTCATATGCATCTGTTCCCCATGTATTGTTTGGCAAATCATCCTCATATTCTAATCCTTCTGTATTATTTGAATTAAATCTCAAAGAATCATTCTTAGTAGAGCCTAATGGTTTAGCCATATCATGATTCCACAGACACTTTATTTCTGAACCTGCAGATTTACAATTAGCAATACTTTCATCAAAAGCACCTACTGCAAATTCTTCTAACCATTCATCTCCCCATCTATCTCTAATCAATGTAGGAGCATTATATTTTAGTGCATAACCACCTATTTTTCTTGATTCGTTATTATCTGCAGAACCTTCTCTTATCTCTATTGTATTGGGAAAATTTCTTCTCTCTAACGCATCATTCTTTTTTTCTTGTGACACCTTACTCACCTTCTTTCATAACGTTTTTTCCTAAATCTTTCATCTTTAGAACACCAGCATTTACAATTAAGTCATCTCCACCCTCTTTTTTATTCTTTCTAAGCATACGTCTTCCTTCATTTGGTGAATATACACCATTTGAAACATAGCCTGTTATAATTTTCATTTGTGTCTCTGGTGAAGACCTAAGTATTACATTAGTATTGAATTTAAACTGATATCCTTTTCTACGTTTTTCTTTGGTAAGTAATCCATATGTTACTTCCTGTTCTATGGATTCATATAGAATTAATAATGTATCTACTAAGAAACTAACTTGTTGTTGCTCTAACGAATTATTATTAGTATCTTTTAGATCATTTAATTGGTGCATTTTTATTCCAAATAATGCAGCTATTTGAGATATGTTCATTCTTCTAATTTGTTCAAACTGTGCATCTGATAAGGATAGATTAAGTGACGATACATTAAATCCTGCAGGTACAGTAAATATTCTCTTTGATTTAGAGTAAATCCTATTGAACTTTTCTTGTATTTTTTTAATACCTTTTTCTTCCTTTATATCCGATGTAAGCTGAACTACAACTTTATTAGTTAAACCTGAATCAAACAATGTGTTCAAGTAATTCTGTGATTTAATATTAGTATCAATTGCTGACTTTGCTAAATCTCTAATAGAATGTGTATTAATACCATCCAAGCTAAAACCTTTAAATATTAATAATTCTTCATACAATGCTGTTTGAACCATAGATGTGCCTGCTACAGTAAAATCAACTAAAACT